GTTTGTGTTTCAGTATGCCAGCTGGGACGCTGATCATCTAAAACAGCTCGATCAACAACCCTAACCACTTTTTTTAGCGATCCAGATTTAACATTGCGAGTTATGTCTAACAAACGTAGGGCTGAAGGAAATCCCCCACTTGAGGCAGTTAACTCTTGTTTTGTCCCAGCTGCACATGTGAATGTTGCACATTTTGCGTTCGCATCAGGTCTTAAAAGAACAATGCTCAAGTAAGATTCGTTTAACCACTTTTGAAGTTCTAAACGAGGCCAACGTGTTCCTGTGTCTTGTAAGATAGCTTCAACGCGTGAAATTATATCTATTACTTTGAATGTTGCCATTTTTCCAACCTATTACAAGTTTCCAATAAAGGTAGGGGGCCGTCAGGCCCCCCTTATTGTTAGGAAGGATCACCTACTAATGCAGTAACTAAAGCTTCATTTTTAAGAACTTTTCGGCCATATACCGCTAGTCCTCTAACTTTGTCACCAAAGTCAGTTTGATTACGAAGCTGTTCAGTTTTACTGATTTGTGAGGCAAATGAACAAGCAGCTTTAGTACCTGCTACCATCATTCTTCTAGGTTTTGCACCTGAAGATGATCCACCAGATGATGTTGCTGCCAAACCATTAACAAGCTGTTTACCAGTAGTTCCCTTAGGAAGAAGATTAGACACATAAACAGTAAACCTATCTAGCATACCAACTTTACCTGTTCTGATGGTGCTAGCTGCATCACCAGTAAAGTAAGCTTGTGCAATATCAGTCTGCATAAGAAGATGACGATCTTGCGGTGTCATAATCAACCAACGTCCATCTTCTGGAACATTCTGCTCATCAAGCGCGGCAGACATTCTAAGAATAGTTTTTAGGACGTTTGCTGGAGTTGCCTGATCAATCGGCGCACTATCTGATCCTAAGTTATAGGCTCCAGATTTTGCACCTGCAGTAGTACCTTTATTGGCTGTTGCTGCGCCTTCGGTTACAAAGTACTGAAAAAATACTTCGTTCTCGATTGCAATTTTAAGTTGCTTTGCAGCATCCTCAGTAAACATGTTCATAAGATCCATGTCGGCTTGATAAGCAAGCACATCATTTACCTGAACACTAAAGTATTTACCTTTATTGATTTGCATATCAACGGTAATAGGTACTGGGACCTCATCTTGTAAAGTTGTACCCGCACCTGCGTAATCATTGATAGTAATTGATGGAGCAGTACGAATTGTGATTGTGTCACCCTGATTTTGAATCTCGCCTTCCCAATCAGTGTTAGCGATTTCAGTCATCATGGTGTTCGCATAAAATTTTGCATTCAGCTTCTGCGACCAAAGCTGAGGAATAAATGTCGATGAGTACGACGGGTTTGTGTCGAATGCGCCTGAGCCTACGACGGGGAATACAGCAGCCATTTTGGGCCTCCTTTAAAAGTTAGTGTTAAGACGGCTGCTTTCCAGTTAACGTGTTAAGACGGAATCTTAACTCGATTTTCCATATATGCAGCAGTCAGTTCCGCTTCAAGTTTTGCCGCTTCTTCATACTTTCCTCTTGTATTTAACGTCCGAACTTTTGACCAAGCACTATTCATATCTCTCGCAGAGTAGATTTTGCCAGTTGGAGTTACGGGCGATTTTACAGAGTTAGCACTCCGATTTGGCGCGACCTGCTTTTCAAGTTCTTGTTTAGCTACAGGTTTTTCAGGTTCATTTGATGCTTCAGGTAATGATGCTTTCCAGAGCTTTACGTAATCCGCTATAGCTTCTGCATCGCCTTTATCAAATGCTTCCTGAGCTTGAACTCTTCGCGGGGCACGTAACATAGGATCATGTTCATTTAACCACGCTATCCAACGTTCATCATTGTCGACCTCAGCAAAATCAGGAACTAAATTCATTAATCTCTGACTAAAGCCGACATCTCCAACTTGTTTATTAGTACCTGCAATTTGTTCTTGCAGTTCCTTAATAGTTTTATTTTGCTTCTCTAGTTTTTCCTCATAATCCTGAGCAACTTCTTGAGCAACTTTACGTTGGACGTTCAACAAATCTTCACCAAACTCTTCTCGATCTGCATCAGTCACTAAACTGACTTTCTCCTTCGGCTTTGTCGGTTCTTCTTTTTTTGCAGTCATTTCTTTTTGAAATGAGTTCAATTGTTCTGTTAGCTGCTTAACTTGTTGGTGCAGCCTAGGAACTTCAACATCGTACTTACCCTTAAGAGTGCTGTACTTCTGCTTAAAATCAACCTCTACGTCCGTCGGTGACGTGTCAGCTGGCTTTACTTCCTCAGGTTCAGCTTGTTTAACCTCTGTTTCTGTCTCAGATTTTGTCTCAGTATCCGGTTTGATCTCTTTTTCAGAAGTAGTTTCTTCTGTTTTAGAGTCAGATTGGGCTTGTAACGCTTTCTCGAGCTCTTCAACTTCGTCTAATTGTTTCTGTACCTGTTTTGGTAACGCCATATTTTTCTCCTTAAAGCTCCAACTCTGTTTCGTAGCGCCCGAAGGTAAGCTACTCCCGTCTTTGGTCTGCTTCGTCGTGCTCTTACGAGCGGTTTGCTACTTTAGGCGAATCGTCAATTGCCTTTAGTAAATCTTTAAATGCTTCGCAACGACCTTGCAGACGGTGGATTGTAGCCATGTCATCTGCTTGCAGTAGCCGCGAAACGGCTTTTTCAGTTTGCTCCTCTAGCAGTGCTATCAGAGCGTTATTGCCTGTTTCTTTTATTCTTAGCAGCGCATTTATTTGCTGCTGGTCACAAAGATTCAAGTCAATCATAGGGCAAGAATACTAAATATGTTATATCGTGTCAACAGGTTGTGTATTTAGCTCTTTTGCTTTCTTTAAAGCATTTTCTGCGAGCATTCCATAAAATGCAGCAGCTCTACCTTCAGAAACATGAGCTATGCCCTTTATTTCTTCTAACGCTTCTTCGTAAATTTTAATTATTTCTTCGACGCTATTGTCCATTTGGCCTAGGGCTAACTAAGTTTTCCTGACGCCCCCCTTGAGGTGTGCCATCTTCCTGCAAATTTTCTTGGGCTGCTTGAGCTTGCATTTGTTGCAACATCATAGCTTGTTGCTGAGCCATCTCTTGTTGTTTTTGTACGTCTTCACGAGATGGAACCAGACGATCAACATTTGTATTGAGATTACCCGCCATATCACGCATAAGCTCTGCAGTGCCCGGAAGCCCAACAATCTGTTGTGCGATTGGACTTTCCAGTACAAGACGCAAGAACTCATTTTTGCGTACAGCTTCTGTTTCTTTAACCACCAGAGACATAGCGCCCCGCGCTAGTATCTGTACGTCACCGATAAGATCAGGATCGTCAGCATATCTGAGGTTTCTTTGGTATTGTCGCTCGAGCATTGGACGTAAAACGTCAAAATCAATATTACTTATAACCTGCTTGATAGATTTCCCTGCATTGCTCATAAGCATTGACAGACCAGACGAAGTTCGTCCTGCACCCGGCACATGGGAGCCTGTCATATATTTGGGTATACCAGACACCTCATCAGCCAAAATCATGAATTTATCAAATACTCCTAAGAGCTCTGCAGCATTAGAATTTGGCTGAAAAAATGTCATTGGGGGCGAGGAATCATTGTAATCAGAAGCTTGAAACTGCCAGATTTTCCAAGGGTGCATCTGTGTGATGTCCTCGCCCGGAGGGAGACGACTGATATTTACACCAACTTGAGGGCCGGAAGATATACCCATGTTATTTGCAAGAGCTCTGGCAGCAGCGTTACACATATTTTGAGCGTCCATACACAAGTCAGCGACTCCGTTACCGTCTAGGCGACCTGGAACTTTCTCGAACGAGGTAACGTAGTAAGGTTTACGACCAAGTGGGTCATAATTCAAAACAGCACGAATGACAGTATTTTTTACCATCCAAACTTCACAAGGATAAGATTTTTGCGGATCAGGAATTTCTTCTTCAGATAAACCCCAGTCAAGCAATAAATCACCGGGAATAGTATCCCACAATTGTATAGCTGCAACAACATCTGAGCTAGCTTCATCCATATCAACGCTTGTCACGTCTTCATATTCTTGGTGCTCTTCATCGAGCCAGTTCATTCCTCCATGACCAAAATCAACTAAAAGAGAACGTACAGACGCTTCATCATACCCTTCTACACCAATCATATTTTCTACATCTTCGCGAGTAAGATGGTGTACTTCAATCACGGGCATGTTTTGTATATCATCACCCCAAGGACACCAATAAAATTTAAATGGGTCAACTCGTTCCCATTCATCACGAATTACTTCTACAACTCCTAACCCACCTTCTACATATTTCATTGTCTTTCGTTTTCTAGGAGTAGGCCCCTTCATGATTGCATATGGAAAGGTTGCGATATCGTTTGTAAACTCAAACAACGCTTTGGTGTATCCACCTTCTGTCATTTGGTCTTCCATCTTTTTTTCCATGCGCTCAACACGTTGTTCGGCTTGAAACTTCATAGCTCGCATAGCCGTATCTTTCATCCCGCTAGCTAGCTGTTTTAATTCATCTTGTGTTGGCGGTGCATTTCCAGCTTCATAGTACGCCATAAGATTTTGACGCATTATGTTCTGCATGTTTTGCGCAATATCAGGAGGAACTTCGGGTATTGGTGTAGCAGAAAGCGACCAAGGTTTGTCCTCACCTTGCCCTAAAAGTGTATCTCTAAGCCAAGCTGTCGCTGTACGACACTTTGCGCTTACGATACCCATAAAAATTTCTGACCCCCCATGCTCTCGTATCTCAGCTAGTTTATTAGGGTCGTATTCCATGTTTCGCGCACGAAGACAATCTATCAGCCTGTCCTCTAGTTCGTCTCTAAAATGTTCACGCATCATTTCCCAACGATGGCGAACATGAGATCCAAGCCCCTGTGCTATAGGAGAATTTTGAGTTATGTCAGACTGTCGTTGCGCTTCTGCTTCTATATCACTAGAACGC